CGCACTATATTTTCCACATGTATTAATATCTTTTGAATCTTTTTGAAGTTGGACTAAATTAGCCTCTATTTTATAGTTACTATTTTCAATTAAGATAGATAGATGTGGTATAGCACGACCTCCATGTCGTTTTTTATTATATTCTGAGAATTCTAATTCTTTATCTAATCCCAGACCCAATGAGTCGAAAATTTCTAAAAGTGTATTAGAGTGTTTAATTAAGACAGTATAATGCCCATATGTTTTTTTTTCTTGATATAGAATTACTGTGGCACCAAACGGCTCTAAAACTTGATCAATATTATCATAGTTTTCTAGATCTTGATAAGAAATTACTTTACACTGATTATCTGTTAGGTTTAAAATTTCTTGATCTGATAAACTATATGCTTCAGATTTTTTAACGATCGTGTCTATGTTCATTTATTATAAGTAATTAAATTATTTTTTGTATGTTTTTTTAGCAGCGATCATACACTGTTTAAGAGAGAGTTTTGGGTGACTTTTGCGGTATGCTAGAAGATGAGTCATCCAAGCGTTCATTTTATTATATCAAAACATAATAAAAAATTTTAAATTAAATATGAATAGAATCTTTATGTAATTGTAAAAAACATTCTTCCGTAAATGCCATCTGACAAAGATTACAATGAAAATCTTTAAAAGCATCGTGGATATTTTTCTTATGTAAAACCATATTACAATTAGCGTCGCAAGTATACTCACAGTTCTCAAAATCGCATTTATATTTTTCACAGCACTGTATACACGTCTTATAAATCATTCCGGTATTTTCTCTCACTTTAAAAAACTTTAATAATTTATTACATTGACATCTGGAGCATTTTTTAGTTGTAGACATTACTTGCGCAGACATTATATGTTTTTATATGCGTTTTTTTAAATGATAATAATAAAAATTATTTTCTAATTCCTAAAACTAAATAAACTTTACTAGGAAGCATTTTAGTAACAAATGTTTTAAATTTTTGTTTTGGAATCTGATTATATCTGAGTTCATTTCCTTTAAAATGCGGGGCGTTTTTCTTAATTTTATAATTGTGATCCTTTAACCATTTTTTAGACGATGTGATATTCCAACCGTCAGTTTTCATAAAATAGATGCTATGTAATTCGAGAGACATTTATATTATAGTAAGTAAACTATTTTCATAGAATTAATTTTCTAAAAAATCGTCTCTAATTTTATAACATTCTTTTGAAGATATAACATATGGAGGATTATTTCTATAAATTGTAATCCATCTTGAATTCTTACTTAAACTTAAAAACTTTTTAATTTGATCTAAATTGAATCCCATATGCTTCTTCAAATAATCACGGATATAAAAAGTCGTTCCTGCGTGGCGTGGAAATACTGTAATTGAAGTAGCCTCATTCAGTAAAGTACGAGTTTTAGCGTAGTTAGATAATTGATGAGAAGTTGAAATAATAGTTAATCCATAATGCCTAGCTGTTTCCAAAAGATTCTCACGCAACATAAAGATAGCGTTTCTACACTTTCCATTTTTAATCTTATCACAATCATCGAAAATAATAACAGAACCCTCTTCAAATTCTGCCGGATGAAACGGTTCTTCGTAACAGATCGGATCATCCACGTCTACTCTGTGAATCCTATCGCCGAAACGTTCGTCTAAAACCTTATCATAATCCACAGAACTGAAAATATAAACTGTTGTGTCATTTAATCCTTTTTCTTTCAAAAATTGCGTGATATAATCCGCAACATAAGTACTTTTTCCAGAACCACTTGGACCTGCTACATATAACCTTTCATTCTGATTTTTCCGAAACTGGTTACATGGGACAAAATATTCTTTCCCATCTAATTTTATCTCATCTTCGCCGGAGTTATCGTCTACTAGAAATAAACTTTTTTTCGTAAGTTTATCAGACGCTCCTTTAATGTTAGCGATCTTAAAGATTTTTTCATTATTTTTGTACGAAGATCGTTCTTTAATTTTGAACATTTTTATAATTATAAATATTAAAATATTTCTTATATAATAAATGAACGAAGATCAAGCATTTCAGCCGACTTTGGGAACAATGGTTTCACCTCAGTATCAAATGAATGGTTTCATTTCACCATATAACGTTTATAATATGGATATTAATGTTAATCCTATTCAAGAAGTCACTTATCCGCTAGGTTTTACAGCACCAGAATTTCTATCTGAATTAGAACAGGAACATTTGAGTCGTCAAACGAAAGCACAGAGTGATTATCTGGAGGGAATTAAAGCTGGTTTAGGGCCTTTGAATGCATATAACCAGAACAATAGTTATCCGACAAATTTGAACTGGAGTACAAAACCATTTTTGAACCTCGATTTAGATAGAAACAATATACCGTTCAGATATGGTTCATCATCTTGGAGTGGAGAAAATATTAGCAGAAACGAGTACCAGACTAATATGGGACGTCAGATACTTAATATGGAAGTTTTAGCAAGAGGTTCTAGATTGTATTAACAAAAAATATATTTTATAATATTTATATATTATAAAATGTCATTGAACAAGTTTACTAATTTTCAAACCGGCATTGATTTAAATTTAGAAGTTGGAGCACACACAGTTGAATGTTACGACCTAATCGTTTTAAATTCTATAACTTTACCCCCAAATGTTTCTGTGGATAACTTAACAGTTAATGATAGTTTAACAGTTGTGTGTGACGATACATCTACATACAACTTAACTACGGCAAATAACGGAAATTTAGGAGATATATTATCTACAGACGGAAATGGCAATACATTTTGGACATCAATTCCAACACCGCCTTTATCAGGCATAACATATTCAGGAACGCTACCAGCAGAAGTTGGACGAGTTCTTCAAGTTTCAAACCCAACGGCAACTACATGTGACAAAACAAGTATTTTAGAAGATCTAATACAAATTAATGTTGAAAAACCAATTCAACTTTTAACGAATAAAATTACAAGTACTTATATTCCAATTAATCCAGCAGACTTAACAAACAAACTATACGTTGATAGTCTTCAAATACCGGTATCTGGTAGCGGTCAAGTTTTATATTTAAATTATTCAGAATCTACTACACCCACGCTTATCCCGCTTACAAATCTTCAACTTACTTCAATTATCGGAGGATCGTTTACTACACCTTCAATAATATATTCACCATCTCAAAATACTAATACATCGCTTCTAACACTTGTTCCTAATTTATCTTTAGCACAATATATTTTAACTTTTACTATAGCAGCGGTAAGCACTAAATATCCAATCGCTCAATTTGCTATTCCAAAAACAGATCTTACTGGAATAGGAAATTATATTAACCCTGGCATCTGGGCGATGAATATTTACGCCAAAGCAGATAGTAATGCTGATAGAGATAAAATTAGATTAAAATATTATTTACTTGGTAGAAAAACAATTGGGGGTTTATATGATAATTTGGTAACTCTTGGGTCAGATAATCTCTATATTTTAGACCAGTTAGCAGAGAGGATATATGAGTTAAATTTGTACATAGAAAACCCTATTGACGTTAGTATATATGATTTATTTCAAGTTGTTGTTATTGCGGAAAATATTAACTCTTCACCACACACTGCATTAGTTTATTTTCAATCGTCTAATACCTATTCTCATATTCATACTAATTTAGCTCAACAATCTACTATATCAATTGATTCTGTTGGTACTGGAACAAGTTTAATTTCATCTAATATTAATCCTAATTTCTATCTAAAGTCTTTGATTGGATCTGGCATAAGTTTAACAAATACAACTAATGAAATTACTCTAACTAATTCTTTACCGTCTACTTTAATATCTTTAGCAAATTCAGGAAGTGGTAATTCTCTATTGAATAGCACGACAAATCCATCTTTCACTACAAAAGGTATTATAGCAGGAACTAACGTAACGATAACTGATAGTGGGACAGATTTAACTATTAATTCAAGTGCTGGAGGAGGTACATATACTTTTCAAAACGGCGGAACTGGAACGAGTTTAGTAGCCAGTGTATCTGGTATTACTGATTTTAAACCGGTTTCTTTAACAGCAGGAAGTAATGTAACTATCGCTGGAAGTGGAACGAATAACTTGACTATTAGTTCAGCGGGGGCTTTAGGAACGAATACAATAAATATTACAGAAATTGCTACTTCGGCATCTACATATTATCCAGTTTTTAATAATAATATTACAGGAGTTACAAGTACTTTAAATACAGATTCTGGTGGTTTAAAATATGTTCCTACGGGAAATTTATTAACAACTGGAGCGATGAATAGCGGTATATATACAAGCACGATTGTGCCACCTAATATCGGATTCGTTGGTCACGCTACATCAGCAAATAAAATTCAAACAACTGACGGCGCATCATTTCCATCTACTTATTATCCTACATTTTGTCCATTATCTACTTCATCTACGTCGCAAGAAGTTATAACTGATATAGGTTTAAATTATATACCAGGTCAAAATAAGTTAACGACAACTTTATTCAATGGTTCTATATTTACGTCATCACAGGTTATTCCAAGTATTGGTTTTATAGGAGCTTCTACCTCAGCATCTAAAATTCAAACTACAGACGGAAGCGCATTTTCAAGTCCATATTTTATAACATTTGTTCCACTATCAACTTCTCAGAACCAACAATCTGTTAGCACAGACATTTCACTTCCATATACTCCACTTTCTAACACACTCGGATT